ACGGCAGGGGCAACGGAAGGCGGAGCAGGTGCTTTTTTGACGACTGGTGGTGCGGGTCTTGGTGCTGGTGGTGCTTTTTTGGGGAAGATTTTTTTGACTGCTTGGCGGATTCGTCTGCCTCCACGCAGGTCTTCGTCTGCGTTGTCTTCTGCGACATCATCAAATCCAAGCGAGTAGTCGTCTGCTTCTTCTGCGTTTGCGAAATCCAAATCGGTAGATGCGGATAATGAAACATCATCTATCGGCAGGGTATATACACAGGACGCAGAAAAAAGTAGGGGCAGGAGTGCTAAAAGGTAGTAGGGACGCATCTTTATATTATACCCTAATATTATTTTTATGAGGAAATCTTGTATTTGGGTGCTTTCTGTTTGCCCGTAAATATTTTGTAGTTCTCGTTGGTGATGCGAATAGGGTCTGGGTTCTCGTCCATATCCTTTGGTTTCTCCTGCTCCTTTGCGTGTCCTGAACGAGCAGTAGAGAACATCTGTTGGAAGGGTAGGAGGGTCTCGTCAATATCGGTCGCATTAGAAGCAAGGACAGGGCGAATAGGCAGAGTATCCATCTTGGATTTGTAGGCAAAGGGGTTAGGCATTCCAATCCTGCGCTTGAATGGTGTCTGCTCTTCTGCGTCGTCCATATCAACATTCCCGCCATACATCTCATACGGCAACAGGTCATTAATATTCTCATTCACTCCATATTCAATACCTCCCGCCATCACTTCGCCCCTGCGTTTCAGGAACTCTGCTGGTGCTGAAAACTCATTAATAAAGGGCATCATTTTCTCACGCCTCGCTCTACCCTGCGACATATCAACAACACGGGGGTCGCCTCTTGCCCTCTCCGCAAGAAGTTTTCGTGCTTCAAACGGACGGCGACCCAGACCAAGCATAGAATCCACATCTTGATAATCCACACCATTAAAAGGGTTCATATTGGCGACACCGCCGATTCCTTCTTTGTAGATGCGGATATTCCTCATAACAGGGTCAATCTCATCACTCATAATCAAATCATCACCCAAAGGTTGTCCGCCGTTGGCGACATCTCTATCCCGTAGAGTAGCGTATAACTGTGGTTGTGTCTGTTTCATAACCGCCAGAATCTTTGCTAAATCCTTCGGGTCTCGCTCATCAAACAAAGCACCATTCCGCCTCTCATTATCAATAATAAGTTGGGCGATTGCTTGGACTTGCGCTCCCCCGTTGGCGATTGCTGGAATATCTACCAAACTACTAAATCCTGCTGGTGCTGGTCCTGCTTGTCCTTGTTGTCCTTGTTGAGGAGGAGAAGGTGGTGCTGGTGCGGGTTGTGGTTGAATAACTGGGGAGACGGGTGCGGGTGCTGGTTGCTGTTGGGGTGATGCGGGTGGTGTGGGTGCTTGAGGTGCGACTCTGCTCTGGAATCCTGCTAATTGTATGAGTTCTTGAGGTGGTTGCCCCTGCGCCAACTCTTGAAAATATGCCTGATTAGAAGCGTATGCCTGTGATGAAATCTGGTCGTTCCTCGCAGAAGGTTTGGTATTTCGGGCAAGTCCTAATGATTCTCTTACATCTCCTATAATCTGCGCCACTACTCCCTTTACTCTTAAACCTCTTGTCCCAAAATCAGTTGCGTCATATACTCTTGTTGCGTCGCTGTAATAAGGAACTCTCGCATTTGTTCCTGCTAAAGTGGCGATTTGCTGAAGGACTTGTGATATGTCCGCCTGTGGTAATCTTCCTGTCTGTGCTGGTGCGCCCTGCTGTTGCTGTTGCTGTTGCTGTTGCTGTGCTGGTGCGCCCTGCTGTTGTTGCTGTTGCTGTGCGAGTGGGTCTTGAACGGGGACAACAGGGAAAGGATTGAGGTTGAATGTCTGCCTCCTAACACCCTTATCACTTTCATACTTCTCTACTGCTTGTTTTGTAATAGGTTGGTATATAGCATTCTTCAGGTTGTCTTTCATAAGCATAACCGTAGAGTAGGCAAGTGCTGAAGCATTCCGCATACGCTCATAAGCGTCTCTATCTATTTGGTTCTTTACCACCAAAGTTCCCTCTTTGTTAGGAAACTGATTGTATCCAGCAACATACAACTCTGCGGTCTGTTCCAGTAAGGCAATCAGGGGCAACAAGTAGGTAGTATTCACACCCGTCTTGAAATCCTCGTCGCTCTTCATCTGTGGAGCATAAAGATTAATGTAATTCACCAGTTCATTAAAGTTGGCGATAATATCAGTCATCTTGAAATAATCTGTTGCGATTGAAATCAACCGACTATCCGTAAGCAGACGGGAGGGTGAAGTGCCTAAATTAACCAACGCCTGAAGTTGCGAATACAGGTCATTCTTGAAGGACAAGAGTTGCGAGATTTTATTCACGAAAGACCCAATCTTGAAACTGACTCCAACATCTTTGGAACTCTCGGGCATTTGACTCTGCTCGTAGAGATTCGCCTGTCGCTTCTCATTCTCATATACTGCCTTGTTATACTTTGCGTCTGCGTGATTCAAAATGCTTCGCTCTCGCTCCCTGCTGTCGCCACCACTATCATCTTTGTCTCTTTGACGGGCAGGTTGGTCGCCCAAAAGTGCTTTCAATCTATCCATATTGATTATATATTCCTTAAAGATAATAATTTCTAACGAATATACTTAAAGTAGTGGGACGCAAAGGTGGAGCAAAGGTGGGGAGGTGAGGTGAGGTGAGGTGAATCAACCATTCTTTCCTATAGGCAGTATTGGGTGTTTGGGACATACGAAAAATACCTCCAAATGCTTCACCTTGCCCCACCTCCCCACCTTTGCCCCACCTTTCACTTTATCAACCTATTCACCACAGTTTTAATGAGAAGATAAACAGCAATATCACCAAAAGTAGGAAGAACATAATAGAGCAAACCACTCGCAATTTTTACCCACATTTTATACTATTCAAAGAAATCTTTTTCGGCAACTTTGCCCGTCTGTGTTGCTTCCACCTTTTTCGCCTCCTCTTCCTCCTCTTTCTTGCGTTCAATAATCGCATTCTGCTCTAATGCTCTACGCTGGATAATTTCACTTAATGCTTCTTCTTGGGGAGAAGGTTTAGGTCTGCCCTTGAACCATTTGAACCACTCTGGAAGATAATACCACATTTTTTGTCTGTTATAATCTAAACAGAGAAAAAATAATCTATTTCCCGACGCTTATTTAAAGCAAGAGGGGCAAGAATGGGGCAACGCTGGAGGCAACATTACCTAAATCACTCCAGAAATCACCGCCTGACTGACCTGCTCCCCGATAGGTTGCCTTTGCGTCCTTGAGTGCCTGTTTATAGGAGACCCCGTGTGCTTTGGCGTATGCTTTGGCGTGTTCTATCCATTTGGAAGCAGGACGCTTACCGCCTGAAGCAGAAGCAGGAGAGGAATTGACTGCGGGGTTATTGACCGCTTGTGCCTTGTTAAGAGCATCAACCATTTCTATTTCTGCTAAAGATTCACTATTACCCGCCTGACCTGCGCCTTGACGATAAGTGCTGAAATCCTTGCTCTTCTTCTTAAAATCATTCATAAATGCTTTGGTAAGAGGTTTTCCATTACAAGGCAGGACACCTGAATCACTCTTGATACAGCAATAATCGCCCTGCTTGACTCTGTAGGCAGGTTTGCGACCCTCACTCAACTTCTTCCTTTTACCACCACTCGCACCATCACCCGTCATATAGGGTTGATTTACATTTGAGCGAAGTTGTTGGGCGACCAACGCCTCACTATTACCGCCGACAGGACGAGCAAAAGGAGAATTGCTTGCTTCATTCCAACCAATATAAGGAGCATTCACGCTCGTATCACCGCCCGACATACCTGCTTTGGGAGGTCCGTTGAAGGGAGGAATACCACCGTTTGGAATATTACCACCCTTATAGAGTTGCTGTTTGCCCGACAGAACACGGGTGTCTTTTGCCCTGCCTGTGCGTTTTCCCAGAGAACCACCAGACATTCCCATTCCGCTAAAAATGTCGCCCATAGCGTCCGCCATATTCATATTCTGCTCCAGCGACAAAGCACCGCCCGACATACCCTCGCCCTTCTTGCCCGAGAACAAGGACGCAACCTTACCAGCAGTTTCGGCAACCTTACCAATTTTCTCAACAACGGGCATCACTTTATCAAACCCTTCATTCACCTTATTCAATCCAGATTCCATAAAATCGCCCACTTTGCCTACAGCAGAATTAATGCCTTGAAGGAGGTCATCAACAAAACTACCGCCAGACATTCCATATCCGCTGACGAAGGGTTCAAGGAAGGACATATCTGGTTCTGCCTGACCGCCCGACATACCAAGACCCAGCAACAAGGGTGCGAGGGGGAGAAGGGACGACCAGTCAAAATCTCCACCCGATAGACCACCGCCAGACAGACCTGCTCCGTGTAGTGCCTTCAACTCTGCGAGGAGTTTCTTGCCTAACATCTTCTCCTTTGCGCCACCTGAATATCCTTTGCCTTTGAACTGTCCGTATAAATCTACACCCGTCTTGATATGCGGGGCAAGAGAAGAGGCAACATCACCCGCCTTTTTAATTCCGTCCAACAAGTCATCAAAGAATCCACAACCCATAAGGGAGCGACCAACTGCTTTGGTTCTGTCGGCAGAACTGCTACTCTTACCTAAACCAAGAAGAGGCAGGAAGGGTGCTATAGTTTGAAAGGTGCTTCCTAAATCGCTGAAGAAGTCCCCGCCTGACTGCCCGTATCCGTGAAATAAACCTGTGGAGTTGAGGTCAGGGTTGAGAATGGGGTGTTCTGCGTCAGTAATTTCATCACCGCCAGAAAGACCTGACCCACACATACACTCACCAGAAGGCGGACACCTACACGCCATTCCGCCTGAAACACCAGCACCCTTCGGGATAAATGGTGCGACTGCCTGTGCGATTTGACCCACAGGTTTCATAACAGACATAAACCCGTCTGCGAAATCACTCCAAAAATCACCGCCGTCCATCTGGAAATCACCTTGACGCATAGCATCACCTTTGACTTGACCTCCACGCAGAGGCGTTTGAGATGCTTCATAAGCGTCGTGCTTGATGTTTGCTACATCATAACCCTTCTGCTTGTTCGCAATTGCGATATTGTAAGGCGTTAAATACGAAGACATTATAGTTATAATATTACAACAGAAAAAAAAGGGCGACCCCTACCCTAATTGTTCCTTAATGTATTAATCTTTACAGGAGCAGTTTTCAGTCCCTGCTTTCTGTAAAATATCATACAAAGGTTTCTCACACTTGGAACAGATTCCAGTTCCCTCCCATATTTCCTCGCATTCTTCACCATACGCCCCCAAATCAACCAAAGCGTCGTGAAATTCACTCTCCATTTCGTCTGTATCAATTACCCTCTTTTCAGTTTCTTCATCAATATAGTAGCGAAGAGGGAGGATAAGGTTGTTTTCCTTGAGGTCTTCCAGTTCCTCTTTGAGTGCCTTGATTTCCATCAACAATTCCAAGCGGGTTCTTGCTTTCTTCTGTTCTTCGCTCATTCTTGCTTTTTACTGTGTTTCAATTAGTGGGATTAACTTCCTTCAATTTTCTTTCCGCAAAAATCCACGCACCCGTGTTAATAATCAAAAATAAAAAAGAGGACTTACCCTGCCTCTACTGTTTGCTTACCTTTAGTTGTCCTTTAATATTCTGCCTATACCCCTATATCTTTTGACTGGTTTGTCTTCCTCCTCTTCTCTCCAAGAGCATTCACCACAAATCACAGCATCATCTCTCTTGGAAATCTTACCTTCATTTCCCTCGTAGCAAACAGGTTCATTACACCTGTCGCAAGGTTTTCCGTCCAAATCCAGAAACTTCATTTTCTCCTTGAGTTCCTTGAGTTCCGCTTCCGCTTCTTCCAGACGCTTCTCACGCTCATAAACGCCCATTCTCGTTGCGTTCAGTCGTTCAACCTCTTTCTTGAGTGCCTCATTCTCTTTCAAGAGCATTTCATAATCCAAAGTGGAGGTGTGATACTCCGCCAAGAGTGCGAGTGCGTCTTGGATTTGTTGAAAGTTTGGGATTCCGCTCATTCTTGATTTATTGCTGTGTTCTAATTAATGGGATTAATCTACTTCAATTTTCTATTCGCCGAAAATCATTTCAATTTTATTTGAAATCAATTGAAATGCTAATATCATAAAAAAAGTTGAGGACTTACCCTGCCTCTGCGTCTGCGACTTACCTTAAAAGTCAAGATTTGCGTCTGTGAAGAATGTCCTGTGTGAGATTGGTTTTTCACCTGTTTCCTCCGTGAATGCTTGCTCCTCTTCCTCGCTCATTTTGTCCCAATTGTTAAGGACAACAAGCAGGTCGCTCATAACCCTATCGGTGATGTTGTCGTCCAGACCCATTTCTGCTTGAATGTGCGCCCTGTTGGGTAAGAGAATGTTCCTGCGAAAACTGCCCCAGTCCCAGTCAAAGTAGGGAATGAGTTTGAGAAGAGTGGCGATTTTGTTGAAGAACTCCTTGTTGATTTTGGTGGGGGCGTTGAGTTGTTGGATTTTAACAACAGCAGACGCATCTCCACAGCAACCCATCATAAAGAATGGGAAGTGAAGTTTGTTTCCAACAACACCACACTCTCCTCTGTGTTTGGGGGCGTTGAACTTGACGGCGATTGATTGAACGGCGATAGACATATTGCTTGATGCTTGTATTCCAATTGATGTGATTAATCTACTTCAATTTTCTATTCGCCGAAAATCATTTCAATTTTTTTTAATAATAGTGGAAAATCAATATCGGCGCAAAAATCATAAAAAAGTTGAAAAATTGAAAGAATAATCTATTTTATGTGTTTTTTGCGCCGATTATCACTATTTAAAAAAAAAATTGAAATCTTTTTTCTATTATGGATTATCTACAGCGTCAATTATCACAAACGGAAAATTGAAATGAATTGCGGACAACAATCCAACCACAGCACCCAGTCAATAATGAGTCAATCGGCAGTCGCACAGAGCGCACAAAACGCAAAGCAGAGTATGGAGGTAGGTTTGAAGAAAGAAATCAAGCGTCAATCAGGTTTGAAAAATTGGGAGCATCAAAAGTGCGACCACACCACAGATTGCTTGGTTGAGATGTGGAAGGAATATCAGGATTGCTACAATATGCTCTCTGGTTCGCTCGCAGGAGCGAGGCGCTGGGAATCCACCCTTGAAGACAAAATCTGGGCGTTTATGGAGTCAGGACCTGCGACTTGGAGCAAGAAGGTCAATTCATCTCACTTTGGACTCAAGACCATTCTCAAGGACTACACCAACGCCAAAGGTCAAACCAAACCAGCGCACTTCACGCAGAGAGGATACTACTACGGTTCAACCAAACAACTCGGCGACCAACCTGTGTTCTACGACGGCAACTTTGAAATCAACAAGAAGAACTTCAAGATTATATTTCAGCGCCTCTGCGACTTGGAGAGGGACAAAATTGGTAGAGACCTCACCACAGGAAAAGTCATCAAAGGACACTACAACCTTGCGCTGATATTCTTCCCAAGAGATGACCTCTTTGTCGCTCCTGAAGAACCAGAGGTTGCCTCCAGCGAAGAAAGTGATGATGACCTCAAACCCCTCGCACTTCCTCCCAAAAAGAAAATCACACTCAAAAAGAAAGAATAAAAAATCAGGCAAGTAGAAGGCAGGGTAAGTCCTTCAATTTTTTTTAGCATTTCAATTTTTATCAAGATGTGGATTTTTTCACTATTTTCAAAAAAAATTGAAATGTTTTTTCTATTATTGATTATTTACAGACAGACATTTACGCCAAACGGAAAATTGAAATGAATTGCGGACAAGAATCCAGACAGCAGACAGACAAAGCAATAATGGAAAAACTGATGAAGAATATTGGAATGTGCGTTGATGCTGGAGTTGATGTTGGACCGAACGACACATTCATCAACCTTGATGGAGAAGGTGCGAGGGCATACGGCGAGTGGGACGAGGAGCGCAGGGCAAGTTTCATTTCCAGCATTCTCGGCGGAGGCGACAAGAAGAAAGATGAAAAGGTAATTGAATGCTGTATGTGCGGAGACAAGGTCAAGGACAGGAAGAGTCATAACGCTCGTCCTGTGTATGATGGGAGGTGCTGTGGTGGTTGTAATCTACTTGTGTATCTTGCTCGCAGAACCAAAGATGAGGAAGGCACAGACCTCTACGAAGGAGTTCATTTGATGATTCAAGAGTTTCCCTCTATCCGCAAGTGGAGTTGGAATGTCTTGAAAAATCACATCAGAAACTTAAAAGAGGGAATGACTTGCTCCTTCTGCCCTGTTGAAGTCATTCAAAAAGCACACAAAGACAAACGCAAACAGGAAGAGAAAGAAAGAAAAGACAGGGAAGAGCGCAAGGAGCGCTACTGGAAAATGATTGAAGAGCAGGAACGCTTGGCGAAGATTGAAGAGGAGCGCAAGGCAAGAGACGCAGAGGAGACCAAGAAGCGTGAGGCGGACTTTGAGATGCGCCTCAAGGCACTTGAGGTCAAGGAGGCGGAACGCAAAGAAGAGGAGAAGCGTGAGAAGGAAGAGAAAGCAAGAAAAGCAGAGGCAAAGAGGGCAGAGACGCTGGCGAAGCAGGAGGCGAAACAGGCAAAGTGGAAGAAACAGTAAGTCGCAGGTAAGATTGTAAGGCAGGGTAAGTCCTTCACTTTTTTTTCTGTGTTCTATTATATAACCAAAATGGATATTGCTGAAACAAAGGAGGGTATAGATGAGGCGATTCGCAAGTTTGTTGCTGTATTGAAACTGGATAATTCGCCTGTAGTTCAACTGGGAACAAGTTCATTCAAGACCCAGCAATTTTTTAGTGATTATGACTTACTGTCGCCAATAAGCAACCGCAATCTCTCGGCGCAGAAGATTTGTGATGAACTCAAACGCATCTTAAAATCTGTCGCTGATATGGACGACATCTGGTTTATTGAATTAAAAATCCAAAACACAGACGGGTCAAAGGAGAAGTTCTTCCCGCAGGATATTTCCCCTCTTGATTGTGATAAGGTTGCGAAGGCAATCAAGACAATTGATTACATTAAAATTGACGCAGTCATCTTCATACGGGATACAAACAAATTGACTGAACTCTCAATCATTTACGCATTCCAAGATGTCCCCGCTAATGAAATCCTCATCAAAACAATCAGCGAGGATTACAAACATTACAAGTCATCAGGAAATCCCTACAAGGCGCTCAAGAGATTATTTAGTGTATATAGGTTGGACGGGAACAAAGAGAAGATGGTGGAACTCTCCTCACTTTTCAATAGTGAGACGGGTAAGTTGTATTCCATCTCCAGCAATCTCAAGGCAGTCAAACTCATTTTAGAATCTGGCGTATCAGGGAAAAATCTCGCAGATAAGGTTAGAGTGAATCTACAGGACATTACCAAGACAATCGGGAAACCTTTACGCACGGAGCGAGAGATTGATAAAGCAATCAAAGCATTAGACGGGCGAATCAAAAAAGACACGGTTGTATGGTTGAAATCGCATAAATCAGTTTTGCCGTAGATTTTTTTATATGTTGTTTATATTATAGGATTGCTTGTAATATGAACGAACTAAATGTTGCGAATATTGGAAGACCACTTGCGAAGATTATGGGTGGAAAATTGGATAAACGCTTGATAAGTGTCGCACCCGCTGGTGAGGTGAATCCACAGACAGACAAGACATTCACTTCTATTAACCTACCTGAAGACGCCAAGTTTCAGGTAGTTCCTGATTCAAAAAAGGAAAGGGATATTCTGTATATTACTGGTCCGTCGGGGTCTGGTAAGACCACCTTCACCGCAGGATACTTGGAGCAATACAAGAAGAAATACCCGAAGAATCCCATCTATATTTTCAGCGCCCTCAAGGAAGATGAGACCCTTGATAAAATCAACGGGGTCAAGCGTATCAAGATTGGTGCGAACCTGATTAGCGACCCGTTGGAGATTGATGACTTCAAAGATTCCTGCTGTGTCTTTGATGATATTGATGTAATCAGCGACAAGAAGCACAGGGAAGCAGTATATAAAATCTTGAACTCTATCCTTGAAACAGGGAGGCATACGAAGACCTCCTGTATCAATACAAATCACCTTCCCACGAACAAGGGTGAGACCCGCAGGATTTTAAATGAAAGTCATATTGTCGTTTATTTTCCACACAGCGGGAGTGTTAGGGGTGTGAATTATCTCCTGACTGAATATGTGGGATTATCCAAGCAGGAAATACAGGGTATTAAAAAATTGCCTACCCGTTGGTGCTGTATATTCAAAAATTATCCCCAAATTATTATGACTGAAAAGAGTATGTGGTTTGTGGGCGGAGATGGTGAAGATGGCGAAAGTGATTAGGAGCGTCTGCGACTTCACATATTTCCAACATCATCAACGGGTATATCATCTATCCTGACTTCTTGGAACTCCTGCGCCCCGAGTGGTTTCACACGCATTATCACATTTGGGTCGCTTCGCTCCTCACCGCCAAGTGCGTCAATATCTGGGTCATATGCTATTCCCAACTCTTGTGATATTTTGATTTTGTCTTTGATTTTCTGCGTCCCATACGGGTCTTTGGGTTGTGCGTGTTCTTGTGATATTTGGATATGCGTCAATCCATTACAGACGCTCGGTTTGCTTACATCTTTCTCTGCCTTGTAGAGAATGTTGTATTTGTGTATAATATCCTCATCAATCAGGGGCGCAATATCAAACAGGTTTTTCAGGTCTGTTTTAATCAACGCCAGCATATCTTTTGGGTTGGTTCGCATCTCTCGTTGAAGCGAAAGTTCAATCTGTATTTTCTTGAAGATTTGCGAGAATTGGAGAGAGCAGATTCTGTGTCCTTCGCTCCTCTTCTGTAATTGGAAATAACTATCAATACTCTTGATTACGCTCACGAATATTGACCCCGTGCTTAAAATAATAAACATATCGTCATTCTGGATATTCATACCCGTCAGCAATCCAATCACACTTGAAAGCACAATAACGGGTATGTTGATAATGTTGCTTCTAAACTGATACTTCTCGTATGCGATATTGTGTAGTATGCTCCACGACTCCGCTTGTTCTCCCTGTGCTTTTAACAGGTTCTCCAGTTCAGGACTGTATTCAATTTCTTTAATAGGCATCTTTATATATAGGATAGATTTTAATTCTCGTTGTTAGGGGTTAGGTGAAAAAGGTGAAGCAAAGGTGGAGAGGTGGGGCAAGGTGAAGCATTTTGAGGTATTTTTCGTATGTCCCAAACCCCCAATATCGCCTATAGGAAAGAATGGTAGATTCACCTCACCTCACCTCACCTCTCCACCTTTGCTCCACCTCGTAGTAAAATACTTAAAGCAGGCACACGGGGATATAAAATTGAAACAATTAAATAGTAAATATATATTCAAACAACTTAAACACAATCAGTTATTATCTTTTAGTATTATATAACTCAAAGAATGTCCGCAGAGACCGCAACCTACCCCTCCAGAAGTGCCGAGAATCAGCACAAATATTATGAGAAGTTCTACGAGAAGTGTAAGGAGCAGGGGACGCACACCTGCCCCGTGTGCTTTGGTAGTTATACCTACTTCAACAAGTCCCACCACAACAAGACCGCCCATCATATTAAGGCAGTTCAGTATCAGGAGAAAATAAAACAACAACAGGCGGAAAAACACGCCCAAAAAATCGCCTCCCACCTTCAATAATTTAGGAATAATCTAAAGTCCCAAACTTTAGCACTTTAGATTTTTCATTTCAGCGAATAAAAACAAAATTGAAAAAAATTGATTTAGAATTAGTAGATTTATACTTAAAGCAGGGATTTCCAGAGTTTAGGAAATTGAAGCAAGATTATTCCAAAAATCAATATATTAAGAAAAGGGTTTAAAACCAAAAGATTATTATCTCATATAAGTATATACATACTAAAAGATGCCCTACGACAACCCTCCTGCCTCCTGCGACCTTGTCGTGATTGAAGGTCTTAAGACCAGCATTACCAATACCAGCAACCATATCACAATTGGTCTTGATGTTTTGAAGCAACCCACGAATGCCTTTGAGGTGTTGATGAAAGGCACACCTTGTCGCCTGTTTGTTGATGTTGATGGGAAGATGTCTGCTGATACAGAAGAAGGCACATTCAACAAGATTGTAGCGGAAGTTCAGCAGAAGTTCTGCGCTGATGACCGCATAATTGGTGTGCGAAACTCTTCACATTTCAAGGCGCTTGATATAAAACAAGATGATAGTTGTGAAATTGTGAAGAAAATTAGTTTCACCCTAATCTATAACAAGTTCTTCCCAACTTGCGAAATGATTAAGGAATATGCTGTCGCAAATGTCTTGCCTGAACTCCAGACCATACTCGCTGATGTGATTGAAATTACTGCCGAAAAAAAAGAAAACTGTCTCACTTTAGATACAGTAGTTTATCGCACAAACGGCAAGATGAGGGCGATAAACGCCTACAAATATGAAGAGCAACCTGAACGCATCAGCAAGATTGTTAAAGGTTCTATGTTGGATAATGTGATTCAATATATTCCGCCGAATTGTGAGGAAGTAAAAATTGAAGAGATAAATACCCAGAAATCTCAACCCAAACTCAAAATCAAAATGGTTAAGAAAACACCACAAGCAGAAGGAGGAGCAGTCGCAGAAGAAGCGGTCGCAGTCGTCGCAGAAGAAGCAGAACCAGTCGCAGAAGAAGCAGACAACAATCTCGCAGAGCAACTCTTAAAAGGACTTGCGTCCAAACGCTACAAAAGTTATGATGATTGGTTCAAAATGGCGATTGTTGTAAGGCAGGAGCGCTGGGATTATGAAATGTTTGATAAAGTTTGCGAGGAGAAGAACAAAGGAACTGAATATGACTACTCTAAAACCAAAACCAAAAGCAACAACAAGGCAATCTTTGATGGAATCAAGTTTCGCAAAGAGGGTGGTCTTACCCAAGCGACACTCTGGAACTGGTTGAAGGCAGACAACAAGGAACTATTCAGCAAACTCCAAAAGCAACGCAAGGACTTCTATAAACAACTGGATTCTGGTGTTGCGGATATTGAATACGCCAAGATGTTCTACTCTGTGCGCCCTGACCGCTACTTCTACAGCGACCAGAGCGAGTGGTGGGAGATTCGGGAGAACAATCGCTACTACAACACAGGCAAGAAAATACCTGTTGGAATTACAAATGTGATTAGTGATGTCCTGCGTGAAATCTTGGAAGACCAGCGCAAGAACCTCAATCCTCTTGACGAAAAAACAAAAGAAAGAAGTGCGACACTCCTCGCTGAATATCGCCGACTTGGAAACCGCAAACCCCTTGAGAATATCGCAAGTTTCCTGCCGAAACTGTGTATGGTTGAAGCAGAGGATTTTGATAAGAAGATGAATGCGAATACCTACTTGATGGCGTTTAAGGATTGCGTGTATGACTTGAAGACCAACCAATACCGCCAAATCCTACCCAGCGACTTTATCAGCAAGACCACTCGGTATTGTATGGGCGACCACAAGAGCGACACAAAGAAACGCAAGAGAATTATTAAGATTCTTGAAGACATATTCCCAGATGAACCTTTGCGTAAATACTGGTTGATTTGCGCCTCACTTGCGTTCTTCACCAACCGCTTTGAGGTGCTTCACATTCTCACAGGCACAGGCGGTAATGGAAAGGGTGTGCTGACTTCATTACTGAAAGCGTGTGGTGGTGATTATGTATTCACAGCAGAGACCACCTTCCTCACCACAATCTACAAGGGTGGTGTCGCCAATTCAGCACTCGCTTCGTGTGATGGTGTGCGAATTGTGCTTGTGAGCGAACCTGATAATGGTGAGAAATCATCATATATGAATGTGGAGTTCGTCAAGTCAATCACAGGGCGAGATGAGATTTGTGCGAGGTTCTTACACCAAAATTGTAAGACATTTGACCCTCGCTTTACAATCCTGCTGTCGTGTAATACCAAACCTGAAATCCGCAAACTTGATAAGGGTCTGCTTCGCAGGTTGAGTATCCACCCCTTCCTGTGTTCGTTCAAGAGCAACCCAGATGGTTCAAAATACGAGAAGCAGGGCGACAATACACTCAAAGAACCAGAAACAATCGCAGAACTTCAAAAGGAGTTTATGCTTCTGCTGATTGAAACTGCCTACGAAAACAGGTATATTAAATCGCTGGATATGCCTGAAGAGTGTAAGGAGGCGGTGAATGAATATGTGGAAGACAACAACCAGTTTAAGATTTGGTTTGAGAGGCACTTCAAGAAAGTCCCAGAGCAAAAGGAAATCTTCTGCGCCAAAATCCCAACAGATATAGTTTTACAAGGACAAGAAACATTCCAAGATGACGAAGGAAACCTGTTCTATTCGGGAATGATTCCTATGACGCAAGAAGAGACGAAAGATTGGCGCAAGGAGCATACGCACAGCACAGGCGACCTCTTGAAGAAATACAACGCTCATACAGGAGGAAAGATGACTCCACAGATGCTCTTACAGGCAATCAACTATAATGAGTATCCAATCACCAAGACAGGCGGACAGAAATACTTGAAGTTCTACGAATACCTTGAAGAAGTTGAAAGTGAAAATGAAAGCGAATAAGGGAACCAAGGTTTCCCCTACGACCCCTTCCTTGCCTCGCAGAGTGGGGGTTTGACTGGGGGCAACGCCCCCAATTTAGATTATTTGCGGTAATTCTGGATTATTTATTATATTTAGGGAATATATAATAAATAAAAATGTGTTCGGTCGCAATTCAGCAAAAAGAGGCATTCAACAAGGATTATGAGTTTGGTCGTTCCGCAGAGGTAAGCATTCTTGATACTATTCGCAGGTTCTTCAACGACAGCACAATCACCCCCACAGAAGACAAATACAGCAGGTATGATTATGAAGGCGCAACAGCAAAGTATGAACTCAAGACACGCAGATTAACACGCAACAGGTTCGCAACAACTATGCTTCCACTCGGGAAACTACTGGCGGAAAATCCAACAGGTAATATTTTTCTTTTCAAATATACCGACGGATTATTTTATATACCCTACGACCAAGAAACCTTTAGCAATTTCACGATTGCGCCCTACTGCCGACAAGACAGGGTAGGGTTTGATGTAGAACAGGATTACATTTATATCCCTGTTAATCTACTCACCCAAATAATCTAAATCGTCAAAATAATCTAAATATTATATCAGTATATACTATAAGCAGATATAATATGAATCCCTTTGAGAATAATCTTGCCGAGAGATTTAGCGACGCCAACATCTCCGCCTCCTCGCAGAAATTGTATTTTAGCAATTTACGCAGGTTGAATGGGTCAGCACCTTTGACTGATTTTAAGTTCTTGGATAAACCAGAGGTGATTGCCGAAAAGTTGAAGGACTACGCACCAACAACCCAGCGCAACTTTTATATTGCGATTGTGTCGGCGCTCAATCTGGGTGGAACGCAACCCAAGCACAAGAAGTTATACAGCAAGTATTATGACTTGATGTTGAATAAGAATAAGGAAGTGAAGGAAATCAAGCACGACCCAGAAGGTCTCCCCAAGTGGAGTGAAATCACCGAGAAACGCAACACACTCGGGAATCAGGTGGTCGCATTCGCCGACGCAAAGCAACTCACACCCCCGCAATATGAAACCCTGCTGAAGTGGGTGGTGGTCTCACTTTATACGCTCCAAGCACCCCGTCGCAACGGCGATTACCTGAATGCCTATATTGTGGATAAGAACTCACCCCAGTTGCCCGAAGACCGCAACTATATCACCCTGAAAGACCCACAGGAGTTCATCTTTCACAAATACAAGACCGATAAAGTGTATGGAACGCATACTGAACCCCTTGACCCAGAGTTGAAGAAGGTGATTCAGGTGTATTACAAACACCACCCGCTTCTCGTCAAAGGCAAACTCCCCAAAGATACTCCCGCTGTGAAGTTTCTGGTGTATGCTGACGGCGAACCCGTGTCGCAGTTGAACGCCATTACACGCATTCTTAATTCTGCTCTTGGGAAGGGGACAGGCAGTAGCAAGTTGAGACACGCATACCTGACGGATAAGTATGGGAAACTCACAGAGGAGCAGGTGGAGGACGCAGAGAAAATGGGACACAGCGTCGCTCAACAAAAAGAATACATTTACACGAAATAACTGAAATAATATTATATTCGCATATAAATATACAAGATGCCCTACGAGATACGCAAAATGGATAAGGGGTGGAAGGTCTTTACGAAAGGAACAGACCGCTCACACAGCAATAAACCCCTGACTCTTACACGAGCGAAAGAGCAACTTAAAGCATTATATGCGAATGCTGACGACGAGGAGAAAATGAGTGGTGGAATGATTGGCGGGTTTGATGACGCAGATTGGAGAGAACTGTTTGGCGGTGCTGAACCTGATGATGAAGAGGAAGGCAAACCTGCCGAACTCCCCGACGACACCCAAGCACTATTGAAACTGGATAAAGAAGTGAAGGATTTTGATGTGGAGGAGGCAACAGGCGAACCTGAATATTTGAAACAGGCGAAAGTATATGCGAAAAAGGCAGGATACAAAGATGCCTCTTCGCTGAAACTGGCGGACGACGGGAAGCATAAACTGGTTCTGCGTGGAGTCAAGTTTGGAAGCATCAACAATAATGACTACATTATTTACAAGCAATATTTCCCAGCAGTTGCCGAGAAGAAGCGAAAGCAGTATTTAGCGAGGGCGTGTAAAATCAAGGGTGATTGGGCGAAGGATAAATATTCACCTAATTCACTCGCAATCAATATTCTCTGGGACGGGTCGTCCAAAAGGGGCGGTGAAGATAAGAAACTCAATCTAAAGAAGGAGGGTGATGACCCTCGCAATTGGGGATATGATGAGGAGGTGGAAATCCCAGCACCTGAACCTGAAGAACCAGACCTACCAGAGCAACCCCAGTTTATAGGCGACCCCACACAATTCAAACCGCAACCCTACGACCCTAACAATCCCCTAATGTATATGGTGGGCGGAGCAATCCCTCTTAACAAGAAACTCTACGAACGAGCAAAAGCAATCGTGTATCCCAAATACAAGAAACCCTCCGCCTATCGCTCGGGCGCAGTTGTGAAAATGTATAAGGATATGGGCGGGAAGTTCAAGGACAACGAAGGTGGAAGACCCCTTGCTCGTTGGTTCAAAGAAGAGTGGAAAGATGTCGGCAACAAGGAGTATCCTGTGCTTCGCCCCACCAAGCGTATCTCAAAGGATACACCGCTGACCGCAAAGGAGATTGACCCAGAGAATCTCCAACTTCAAATCAAGGAGAAGCAAAAAATCAAGGGAGAACAGAATCTTAAACCTTTCGTAATGCGTGGCGGATATACAATTTCACCTGAATTACAAGGGGCAATTAGAGAAGCATTAGCAAAAATAACTGCTTTGGACGCTTCAACATCTCCACAAGACCACACAAGAAGAACTGCTTTGGAAGGTTTGGAGCGTAGAGTTATTTATAATCGTGATTCTCTTTTAGATTTTGATGACGCAAGTCCAGAATATAGAGGACATATGACTTTACTACAAAATATTTTGCGAGATATACGAAGTTTGGGAATGAATCCATCTACAGAACAAATCCAGAAAATAAAAAGTGATTGGGACGAAGATAATAGAGGACCTGCGACACCAAGACAAGCACCAGCACCAAGACCAGTAGGTAATGGTTTATCTGGAGGCAGATTGGCGCAGACAGACGCAGAGGAGACCAAAGTCGCCAAGCAGATTATGAATAAGGTCGCAGGTGAAGCAAACGCAGAAGTCAAGGCGATTAGCGAGACACCTATGGGTGATGATAATATCCGCAAATACTTCCCGAATGCGAAAATCCTGAAATATAGTGAGTTGGCGGATATTCAAGACATCAAGCAACTCTTACCCCAAAACAAGTCATTTTTTTTCCTGTTATACGAACAGGCAATTAACACGGGACACTGGGTAGTAGTAAATAGGTATATGGATAATGGTAGGGATACAATCTGTTTCTTCTGCTCTTACGGCAGTAAGGTTGATGGACCTCTTTACTGGAACTCTCAAGGAAAGAATCGTGAGTTGGGACAAGACCGCCCCTATCTCACAGAACTCCTCCAAAAGTCAGGGAAGCATCTTCAATATAACAAGGTTCAATACCAGAGCAAAACCTCGCCTGTTGCGACCTGTGGTGCGTTTGCGACCCTTTGGATAAAGGCAAACCTGCGTGATAATATGTCCCTTCAAGATTTTCACGAGTGGATTGCGGAGATAAAAAAAGAGACAGGACTCTCTTATGATGCGATTGCTTCCAACGCAATCAGCAAGCGGACATTTTAAAAGATGCCTCTTTTCATATCCGCAATCACTTTTGCCTTTGTTGCCTCGTATTTGCGACAGCATTTCTTACACCACGCCTCGCCGTTGTCGTCTGTGCGATATTTTTTGTTATACTGGATTTCGTCGCAATATTCACATCTCCAAATATTTTGGTCTTTACAAGTATTACACCAATCTCTACTCTCACACCATTCCCAACAAGGTTTTTCACACACAAAACACTTTTCCATCTCATCAATCTCGTCCATCACCTCCGCCCAGAGTTTTTTGTGGGAGGCGATAAACTTCACATATTGTCCCGCAGTCAAACCTGTCTGCTTGTGTATTATTATTCTGCGCCCACTTTTATTAAGTTCTTTGGTGATGAGAAAGGGTTTGTTTTCTTTCTCCTCCTTATACAACGCACACTTGCCTCGCATACTCATTATATCTTGATTCTGCCTGAAACTACAGAATGAGGATATAGATTTTCAATTTTCAATTTACTTTTTTTTGGGTCAAAAGGTGGAGCAAAGGTGGGGCAAAGGTGGGGAGGTGAGGCAAGGTGGGGCATTTTGAGGTATTTTTCGTATGTCCCAAACACCCAATAACGCATATAGGAAAGAATGGTAGATTCACCTCACCTCACCTCACCTCTCCACCTTTGCTCCACCTCGTAGGAAAATACTCAAAGTTCCTGAAACCTACCACCGATAAATACAGGGTTGCGAATAGAATGTTCTCTCAAAGTATCTTTACCGAAATAGTAGAGAGGCGATAGAAAGAATTGTTTTGCTTGTTCTGTTCCAAACTGGTTAATGGATTTGCGAACTTCAGGTCTTATTTTTGCTCTTGAACCAAACATTCTGTAGAGTGGGTCAGTAGAGGAATATACACGATAGTTGTTTAGGTCTGGGCGCACCAAATCTGCTTCTTGAATCGCAGGATTGTATGTCCTTGCTCCTAAAATATACCCTCGCTTCAACCACTCGTCAATAATAACCCCAGCGATAGAATGACCCGTAGCGTAATAATAGTATAGATTGGGTAAATAATCCTGCTGAAAATCAGTCAGGACAGCAGTATCGGTCGCATATCGTTCAGTCCCCGCAATCTTATTGAGGACAACAGGCAACCACGCTTGAAAATCAGTCAGGTCAGCAGTTCCACGCACACCCACTACAATTAAAGGGTAATCAATCTTCTTGAAGAACTTGAGTGTAGGGGTCTGTTTTAGCAAAGTGAAACCTTCAATCGTATCTGTAAAGTTGGAGTCGTATGCTGACCCTGCTATTTGGTAGAGGATTGATTTATCTGGGATTTGAAGATTGGGGTCGGTTGTATTCGCATTAACGCTCATTTTTATATATAAAGTAAGAAAATAAAAAATCTTATCTATCTATATATAAAAGCAAATATGTCTCTTTCAAGTGGAATAGACCATACCAACGCTAATCCAGATTTACGAGACAGGTTCTATCCTGACCTAATTCCGTGGGAAGCAGACCCTCGTGGTGATATGACGCTTGGAGCAGTTCTTCAAAACGGCAATTCAGCATATATTCCCAACACTACAACCCCGCAAGATGCTACTGATTTTAACACTCTTGGTTGTGTTAAGATTGAGACAGGCACAGTAGGAATGGGAAATCAACCCGCCCTCGTAATAGGCGAAGCAGGAGATATACTTCAAATTAAAGGGGCAACCCAGTTGGGTTCTATGCTGGTGGGGAATGGTGTGAATACAGAAGAACTTCCAGCAGGAACAAATACATACATTCTCTCGGCAAACTCGTCAGCACCTCTTGGCGTAGAGTGGATAGTTCAACCAGTAGGAGCAACAGGGGCGACAGGACCGACAGGACCGCAGGGGGCAAACGGGGCATCATCTTCCTATTACAATTACAGAACAACAATTACAACTCAATCTCCACCACCAACAAGCGGGCATATAATATGGAATGCTGTGAATACTACAACAGCAACAAACATATATGTTTGTGTATTGGACGATAATGGTGATGATTTAACAACCCTGTTAATCAATCTCACGGCAGGTGATAGTTTTATTATTCAAGACAAAAATGTATCAGCAAACTTTCAAAATTGGAACATCAACTCAAGCACATTAGTCGCAGGAACACCAAGTTATATAAATTATGGTGTTTCATTAGCATCAGGCAGTTTTAACTTCGCAACACTCACAAACAATCACCCGATTATAATAATTGCTACTCAAGTTGGACCGCAAGGACCGCAAGGGGCAACAGGACCACAAGGGGCAACGGGTGCGACAGGACCGACTGGACCAACAGGCGACACAGGACCGCAAGGGGCAACAGGTGCGACAGGACCGACAGGACCGAGCAACGCTACAAGTATTCTTATTACAGATACAAACGCAAATGCGACATATTATCCTACTTTCGTATCAGGAGCAGGAGCAAGTCAATCATTATTAGCAGATATAGCAACTACACCACTTTCATACAATCCAAGCACATCAACTCTTACGGCAATCACCTTTTCAGGTGCGTTGAGTGGAAATGCTACGACAGCAACCTCTGCTACAACCGCTACAACAGCAACCTCTGCTACGACAGCAACCTCTGCTACAACGGCAACCAACGCAACGAATGTTTCTCTCACCTCCGATAATACGAACGGAACATATTATGTCCCCTTCGCAAAAACGAGCGGAACAGGGAACAAACCTCTCTTTATAGACGATATTACTACGCCACTTACCTACAATCCAAGCACATCAACCCTTACGGCAACCACCTTTTCAGGTGCGTTGAGTGGAAACGCTACAACAGCAACCTCTGCTACAACTGCGACGACAGCAACCAACGCTACGAATGTTGGTATTACAGATACAACGACCACCGCAGGAACTTATTATCCTACCTTTGTTTCTTCAAATACGGGTAATCTTCCAGTAAGAGTAGATAGTCAGCATTTAAAATACAATCCAAACACAAATCAATTTCAAAACCCTAACTTCTTGGTGAGCGACGGAACTGAAACATCTTCTACTGGTGGATTATTGCTTTCTACAGGCGGTGTTTCCTCAAAAACAATCACCTCATCAAATAGCACAGGTGCGACAAATAATGCTCTTCAAATAATAACTCAAAACAGCGGAAACGCAAATACTGGTATTTACGATAGTAGAAGTGCTGGAAGTGGTAATGGTAGTGGTAGTGGTATTACTGCTAATCCTTCTTGGAGTTTATCAAGTTCCCTCCTAACACCCTCCTCACCAGCAGGTTCGCCATATTCAACTGGTAATTATTATATGCTGGGTTCTTGTTGTAATATGGCGACAGTATTAACTCCAAACGGAGGTGAGAATAGTGTTGTTATTGGATTTCAAACGAGTATTGGTGATTTTGGTGGATATGCTGATATGTTTTACAATAACGACCAATTTGCGAGTGTTTCACCTTATATTTTACGCTTGAATGATGCTGGAGTATTAGCATATGGTCTTGGAACTGCTGGAATATACGCAATTGGAACACCGAACCCTGCTCTCGCAACTACATACTTTTCAGTTAATACGAGTGGTAATGCTACTGCGACTTCTTTTACGATTTCAGGGACACCAGCAACAGCGTCAGTCGCTCCTAAATTAAGTCAGGTTGGTTTGGTGTCGCTGGGGCGAGTTTCAGTTGCTATTACTGGGTCTGCTTCCACTCAAAACCTCTCCTTCGCAAATCTATTCAATTCAACATATAGAAATTACAAGATTATTTTGAGACCTACAACCCAAGTTAGTTTCACAGCATATCCTTCATATGCTCTCCAAGCATTCTCGGGGAGTGGAACTTTACCAACAACTGCGAATTTGTATGGATTTGAAATGACTTCTTCCTCTACAAGTGTTGTTAGTCCAGTATATACTTCTGGTGCGACAATATCCTCTGCTCCTCTAACATTCGCCGTTTCTTCAAACACGAATAAGGAAGTAATATTTGATGTTCAAAATGTAGGGTATTCTATCACCGCATCACAACAAGTTTCTTTAATGTGTAAATCTGTTTATGGAAACCCAGGCGTCAGCGGTGCGAGTGATAGAACGATTACTTGTAGTGCGACTGTTAGTGGGGCGACGATTACTGGTTTGGTTATTCAACAATCTATTCTTGGTTCTGGTAATAATATGACTCTGGAAGCGTCAATATACGGATACAACACTCTTTAACAATCACACAGATACACATTAAAATATATCAAAATAAAATCTTGATATACTTTAAACACAAAGATTTAGATGTCTGTATCCAGTATTATAGACCCTACAACTGGTAAAATCTATGATGATTTAATAGGGCAAGGTGGAGGTATTAACCTTGATAAAGGTCAAATCATCACAGCAACCGCTCAAAATGAAGTTGCTTTCCCTGATGTTCCACCAGCAAACGGAAGTGTTCTCTCTTACGACGCAACAACAGATACAGGATTAAGATATATTGCGAACAACCCTACCGCATTAGCACTTGAATACCAGCAACTCTTTTCAGCAACAGCAGGAAACAATATCACCGTAGTCCCAGCATCACCACAAAATAATTATGTCCTCACGAGTGATAATACTGACCCACAAACAAACCCAACAGGACTTGTTTGGAAAGCAGTAGCAGGTTCAGGAGTTATTTCAACCAACGAACCTCTTTACGACCAAGAGGTCGCAAATGTAAGCACAATCAGTATTAATTTTTCGGCAAATGTAGGTGAAATCCCTTATGGAAACGGGACAGCAAGAACAGGAGCATTAACAAATGTTCCACAGGCAGGACAGATATTAGGTATAGCGGGTAATCCTGCTGTTCCAACTTGGATTCCAGCAGGTGGAAGTGGAACTATTACCGCACTCGCTCCGCTTACTGAATATGCTGTTGGGAGTGCTTCTAATATTGCTATTGATTTCACAGCAAAAGGTGATTTAGTAGTAGGTGGAGGACCACAGGCAGGGGGCAATCCAGTCGCTGGTGTTATTTTACCAGTAGGGGCAAACGACCAAGTATTAATATGTAATTCAAATACAGCGTCGGGTTTAGAATGGGTTGCTTCTGGTGCTGGTAGTTCCCCGATTATCAATAGGAATAGTCAAGATAATACACCATTAGTAATACTAAAACCAACAACCGCAAGTGATACTATGATTTTAACAAGCGATAGGGTATTTACTGCTTTTAATCAAATCATTTATAACCCACCACTCGTTGGAGGTTTCCCCTCCCCCACCGTTTCATTTCAGTTTTTCCCTTGGTCGCCTCCTTCTAATATATCAATAACAAGTATGAATGTAAATGTTAAATTAGACAGTTCCAACCTTGCTGGGACGCAGATGTCGGTTGCCTTAACCGCTTACAACGACCCTACAACTATATATTCAACGAGCGACCCTACAACTGTCGGTGCCCAAGGTATATATAATTTTATTAACTTTGATAATCTACCATACGAGGTCGCAGGAGGAGGAGGTCAATATTCCTTTTATGTGTTAATAACATTAGGACCAGGGGATACTTATCAAAACTTTTATATAGACCCACAAGACCCAACTTCATATGTAGGCAATATTACAGTTGTAGGTGTTGATTATCCAGCAGGTGCTTCAGCAACTTTTTCTTTTCCTACAGGAAAGTTTAGGACAAGCAACCCACAACAATTAGCAGGGTTTAATAATGCTTTATTACAATCATACACATCTCAAAGTTTCGTAGCAACCGCAGATACGAACGATTGGGTTGTAATTGGAGGAACAAACGGAGGTGTTGCTTTTCAATAATTAAGACATTTTAGCAAAAATATTATCTATCTGTATCTTATAAACAAAGTCAAAATGTCTCTTGCGTCTTCTTCTTCGTATTCAGTCGCTGGTTCAGCAATCAAGCAACAGGGAACTCTAACCTTCGTCGCAGGACAGACCGCTACTGTGCCTTGCCCTTCTATCACCGCTACTGATGTTGTTCTCCTGAATGTTCGCACAATCACCGCCCGAACCAATCCTGACTTGGGTCTTGATAATCAATTCACAGTCGCCATCACCGCAGGCACAGGTTTTACTGCTGTCGGTCTTGATGTTGCTTATGCGGGAACTGTTGCCTATTGTGTCTTCGCCAATTCTCTCCCTGATGTTAATATTGCCTCTGCTTAAAAACTTTAGGGTGAGGTGGAGAGGTGAAGCAAGGTGAGGCGAATCTCATATCATTTCTATATTCCAATATGCGCTATTGGTATATAGCACATAACCCCCAAAACACTCCACCTTGCCCCACCTCCCCACCTTGCCCCACCTCCCCTGCTTTAAGTATATAAATACTCATATACTACATTATTACACGCCTATTTGGATTATTTACACCCCTAATTTAGATTAATACCTTAATAATCTAACCATTTTACACTATTATTCGTAAAAATAAATTTATTTTTACTGGAATAGTGTATTCTTTTTAGATTAATACACACCCTAATTAGATTATTACAAGGATACGGGTCGCACAAGATTATTTACAAGGATTATTTAGGGATATTCTCAATAATTTTATATAGGGGTATGATATAGAACTAATATGACGCAACCAACGCAGATATACTATGATTTAGATGTGGTTAATTCCATTCAACCTTCGCTCACCACATCTCAAACCTCACAACCAAATCGCCTCACCTTCACAGAGGTTAGGAGCAGTCCAATTTTAGACAATCCCAGCGACTACTTCTTGAGTATCATAAGGTTTAGTTTAGACACCGCAGGAAGTATGCCCCTCTTTATCCCCCAGATTGAACTTCAAAATACAGTAGGAGCGAATCCTTGGAACAATACTGTCTATTATGTGAGCGTGGAGTATAACCCTCCTGCTACTCCTGCCGACAGATTGATTGCGAAGAAGCGTGTGATTTATGTTCCGCAGTCAAACATTTTGCCTCCTCCTACTACTGCCCCACCCACACTTGTAGAGGCAACCAACCCTTACTACTGGTGTAATAACATTCAGGCGTTTATCTGTATGATTAACGAGGCACTTAAGGACGCTTACGCTGATATTATCGCACAGGCAACCGCAGGTTCTATCACGCTTCCTGCTACTTGGATTGCTGGTAATGAACCTTATTTGCTGTGGAACGCTGAAAGGGCAGTCGCAACTTTAGTAGCACAAGCAGACCTCTTCACCCAAGATTGTTTAGATACTGGAACTGCTGAAGGGTTTGTCTATTTCAATAACCCTCTCTTCCTCTTGTTCTCCTCCTTTCAGGCATTTCATAACTACACCTACGACCCCAACCCTCAAAGCGTGAATGATGGCGAGGCAAACTATCTAATTAAGGTGTTTAACAAAAGGGGAGGTGCTGGGAACAATTATATTCCGCTTGGTGCGAATACTGGTCCGCCCTATAATGCTATATTTATGGAACAACCTTATAGCACGGGTGCGACTATGTGTCCTATTCAGTCGCTGGTATTCACAACTACCTTGTTGCCTGTTTTGCCTCAACTGGTAAGCATTCCAAGAGTATTAAGCAATAATAATGGAAGTATAGGACAGAACGACAACTTAAGCAACGAAATCACAGATTTAGTGGTTAATTTAACAACTGGAACTGAATATTTCCCGAATGTCCTCTACCTGCCTACCGCAGAATACCGCTTGATTGACCTCAATTCTAATTCCCCACTTTACGGAGTTCAAATCAGCGTGGCGTGGAAAGATGTTTATGGAATCACCCACGACTTCTTCTTACAAAATGGTTGCTCTTGTTCCCTGAAAATTATGTTCCGTAAGAAAGATGGTGGCGTAATGTAATTTTAGGGAAAATAAGCAATCCTACGATTTTTTTTATCTTTGTTATAATTATAAACAAAGATAAATGGCGAGTGCTGATTTTGAGAAGATTTGCGTCCAAGACGACCTGCTACTGACTACCGACAAGGTCCGTTATGCGGTCTTTAAGGGAGCGCAAAACATTACCCCTTCGCAATATGAGGCGATTTCCCGTTCCACCTCCTCTATCACTTTTAATATCCAGTTGCCGAGTGAAAGCACAGTTTTCTCCCGTCGTGTGATGGTTGAGACAGATATGTCTATCACCTTCAAAGCAACCCCAACTGCTGATATGCCCGTCGGTCAATCGGTCGTTAATTTAGGATATGCTTCTGCTCTTGGTCCTTTCCCCTTTCACTCGTGCTGTTCCACCATTCAGGCAACCATCAACAACAACACAGTATCCCAGAACCAGCGTGATATTATGTTCCAGTTGCTCCGCTTTGGCGACCGCCGTGAAGTTGCCCGATACAACAACGCCACTCCCACCCAGTATGACTCTTACTGGTCTTACACCGACGCTCAAGGTGCGAACAACAACCCCAACTCTGCTTGGAATGATATTGCTTTAGACCAAGATTTTCAGGGTAGAGGTGGATTTGTGATTACCTCCATTACTGGTAATACTCCCAAAGCAAACGCTGGTGATACTAACGAGCGCACTATCGTCGTTCGCTACAGAACCCGAGAACCTCTTATGATGTCTCCTTTTATTTGGACTGACCCTGAAACCAATAATCAGGGTTTGTATGGCGTCCAGACCCTCAACTTTGTCTTCAACTTGGGTTCTGCTAATCGTGCTATTCGTCTCGCAAACGGACCTACTGGAACTGCTACTGCTACTGTTGCGGACCCGTGGTTCTCTATCGGCACTCAACCTTACATTAGTGATGTTGCTTCTTCCCAGTTGCTTATGCTCTTCCTTACTCGCCAACCTTCCAACCTTGTAAGCGCACGAAATGTTGTGCCTTTTATGGAGTATCCCCGCTACTTGACGAATGTTTCACAGGCAATCGCAAACGGCGCAAGTGCCGAGCAGAACTTCGCCAGTATTCAGTTGAACTCTGTCCCCGACAAACTAATTATCGTCGCTCGTAAGATTCTTGCTTCACAGACCCCCGCCGACGCTGACGCCTTCTTGCCTATCAAGAAGATTTACATCAACTTCAACAACAAGGCAGGTCTTTTGTCTGGTGCTACACAGTGGGATTTGTGGCGTATGTCTGTTGAAAGCGGTTCAAATCAAACTTGGGCGGAGTTTAGCGGTCGTGCCTATAAATCTTCACAGGCAGGTCCTGCTTCTGCTACTGCTCTTCCGCAGGTGCTTCCTCTTGTTGGTTCTGTTCTCGCACTTGAGTTCGGTCGTCATATTGAACTTGATGATGTTTATGCCCCAGGTTCTATTGGTGCTTTTCAATTACAATTTAGGGTTGAGTTGGAGAATCACACGGGTCTCAATATTGCCTCTAACGAATATGAATTGGTGCTGATTACTGCTTCATCAGGCGTTCTGGCGATAGAAAGAGGGACTTCACAAACTTACACGGCAATTCTGTCCCGTGCTGATGTTCTTGCTGTCTCTTCTCGTCCCCAGTATGCTAAATCTGGTCTTGCCCGTATCGTCGGTGGAAGCGTTGAGGACAAGGTGAATATGATGGCGAGACCTTTGATGGAGGCAGTTGGTATGGGTTCTTCTGGCGGTGGTCTCTCTGGTGGTGGCGTCTCTGGTGGTGGTCTTTCTGGCGGAAAGATGGCGAAGCACTTGGGTATGTAATTTGTTTAGACCCCTAATAATTTCTTGTGTGTAAAACACTACTGAAACCGCCTTGGCGCAGAGGAAGCGCGCTGGACTCATAATCCAGAGGTCGTAGGGTCGGAACCTACAGGCGGTATTATTACACTACAATAAAAAAAAGGTCTTACCCTGCCTTTTCTTTATTGCCTACTTACTGGGCGCTGATTGGAATGAGTTCAGGCATCTCTTCATCTTCGTCTTCAACATCAAAGGGGTTGAATGGAATGGGTTCAGGCATCTCTTCCTCTTCATCTTCAACATCTTCAAGAATATCCAAGAGTTCAAGTTTTTCTTCAATTGTCTTGTTCTTCTTCAACATCAAAGGGAGTGGGTTTCTTCTGGAGGGCAGGTTGGTCTTGAGTGCGACCCCAATCGCCCAATCCAATTCCTCGTGAGAGGCACGCTTGGGGTCGTAGAAGCAACCTTCTTCTTCTTCAGGAGAACATCTCCAATACATCTCGCAACCGCACTTGGGGCATTCTTGAATAGTAGTCGTCATTTTGTCTGTGTCTGTGTCTTTGTAGAAACGCTGATAGATTAGTATTCAATTTTTTTTTGCTTTCAATTTTTTTTGTTTTCACTATAAATTGGGGGGGACATCTGGACGATTTTGAAAGTGAGGTGAGGCAAAGGTGGGGAGGTGAGGTGAGGTGAGGTGAATCCACCATTCTTTCCTATAGGCGATATTGGGTGTTTGGGACATACGAAAAATACCTCAAAATGCCCCACCTTACCTCACCTCTCCACCTTTCACCCCACCTTTAGAAATTAAAATCTCCACATACTATAGAAACAAATGCCTATCAAACTTCCTCGTCCTCCTGTTAAACCAGTCGTAGATTTAGCAAAAAAGGTTCTACCTGCGCTTTGCCCGAACCCGAATGTGTCTATTTCTCTACCACCTAAAATCACTTTTGGTTGCCGTTAGTGAAGATTAAGGGTGTTTTTTTCTCCTTTTATTACAATAAATACTTGGTTATTGTAATATGGAAGGTGCTGTTGCTTTTTATGAAGTCAATAAACTCTACAATCGTATCAAAGAATTAGAAGCAGAGAATGCTTTGTTGAAAAAAAAGTTAGAGACCAATTCCGCTGTCTCTTTCGGGTCTCCTTTTATGGAAGACCCCTTACCTGAACCTACCTGTGTGCCTCGTAGTGCTGTGTGGAAACAACCCAAGAACCTCAATTGGCGTGTAGAAGGGATTTGATTGCTTGGAGTTGCTGTTTAAGACGCTGATTCTCGGCAACCAGTCGGGCATTCTGCGCCTCAAGGGTCTCAACCTGTCTGCTTACCTCTCCGCTGATGCTGTCGCTGGTGATGATTGGTTTGGTCTCTGGGAAGAGTTCTTCTCTGGTGAAGTTTGCTTGGACGAAGGCGGTGAATTGCGCTCGGTGGTCGTCAGTAGATAGGTCAATCAGGTCGCAACCATTAATTTCACCGTCGTCAATCTGCTCTTGAATGTGGTCGTAAGCAATCGCCGAGAGATTGCCTCCGTTCGCAATCTCCTCCTCAAAGTAGTTTTGAAGGTCTTCGTCGTCAAAGATGTCCTCCAAGTCAAAATGCTCGTTGATGAGGGATAGAACCTTTGCCTCATATCCTCTATCAAGAACGCCCTCACTTACCTTGATTTCGTCAAGTTCCTTCTTGAAGTTGTATGCTCTGTTTGCGGATTCGCTCATTATGTAATCGTCTTGTTGCTTGTCGCTTGTCTCCTATCTTATTTCAAGAAAAACATTTCAATTTTTTTTGAAATCACTTAAAATGCTAATATCATAAAAAAAGTTGAATTGCTAAAAAAAAGATTTATGATATTGGATTTTTCACACATTTTAAAAAAAATTGAAATCAAATCTTTAAGTATCTACATACTCCAAGAAATCAAATCAAGTCAAGAATGTCTGAAATCACATACGAGAATTACCCTTACACATTTGGAAAGAGGGGTGATGAGAAACTCAATAAGCGCATCTTATCACTCGCAAGGAGACACAAGTTCTATCTGCCTCAAATCAAATCTGTTCTCAACCCCCTTCACACCTGTAGGCAATTGGGGGCAAGGTCATACCAAATCTGCGTGGCGAAGAAGAAGATGGGAAAGGATTACAAGGTTGTTGGGTTCATCATCTACGATTTGGGACAAGGTTGCTGGGGTAAGTGTTGGGGAGAGTTCAACCTGATTTCGCTGGAATACTGGTTGGTGGATAAGAAGTTCAGGGGTCAAGGAATCGGCAAGGGTCTCTACGACCAGTTTGTGAATGACGAGTGTTGCGTGTGTTCCAATTTTAAGGTGATGTTTGATTCAAGCAAACCTGACCTCGTTCAACTCTATTTGAAACTGGGTTTCCGCTATATAGACAAATATGACTCTGTGGCGATTAAACCTGTGCCTGAAGGCGAAACACACATCACTTGGTTCAAAATCAACTACTTCCGCTTCACTTTAGGCGGAGGAAGACCTGATGTGGTTGTTTATGAGGGAGAGGATTACTGGAGTGAAGTTGCCGACTGAACGCTCCGCAAGTCCCCTACTATCGTAGCATTACAAACGCAATTGTGCTTATAATAACCCTGCTTGGTGGAAAACATCTTTACATATTCGTAGAGGTGTGTAAGCAGATTTTTTTCTTCTGTGAATGAGGAATTGTGGTGGCGCAGAGAGGACAGGGTGGAGTTGCTGACGCTGAATGCGTGGAGTGTATCTTTCCACACTTTATATTTGGCGTTGAGTTCCCGCTGTGCCTTGAGATATTCCTCCTCTGTGTAGAGTTTCTTCTTGGAAATCTCTCGCAACTTGGCGAGTTCAGCGTTATACTGTTTCATAAACACTTGGTGATTCTTGTCTATATCTGTGTTGAGGACACTTATGTAGTGGGCGACTTTGTCTGCCTTTGCTGACTGGGTCTGCGGGACTTTGATTATTTTGTGAGTAGCAACCGATACGGGTAATACGGCAGGGGCAACGGGAGGCGGAGCAGGTGCTTTTTTGACGACTGGTGGTGCGGGTCTTGGTGCTGGTGGTGCTTTTTTGGGGAAGATTTTTTTGACTGCTTGGCGGATTCGTCTGCCTCCACGCAGGTCTTCGTCTGCGTT